ACGGAGTTTGCAGCACGGCGAGGCTGGGCTAAATCCTATGTTTCCAAGTTAGCCAATCAGGATCGGTTGGTGTTGACCCAGGACGGCAAGGTCGACCTGGAAGCAACGGAAGCACTCCTGGCTCAGACTGCTGATCCCAGCAAAGCCGCTGTTGCCGATCGCCATCACCAAGATCGGCTCCAACGTGACGTGTACAGCCAGCTATCCAGCCACGTCGAGCCGACTTCAACGGCTGCGCCGCCGCCCGCGATCACTCCTGCGGGGCAAGTGCCTGACTTCCAGAAGGCGCGGGCACTGCGCGAACACAACCTCGCTCAGCTCGCCGAGATAGAGTTGCACAAGGCAAAGGGTTCGTTGGTCGCGCTGGCAACAGTCAAAACCGGCGCCTACAACGCCGGCCGCATGCTGCGCGACCAGCTGCTCGGCATGCCTCCGCAACTCGCTCCCGAACTGGCGTCCATGACCGACCCTTGGGAAATCGAAAAGCACCTGACGGCTGCGATTCGTCGCTCACTGGAAGACGCCGAACGGATGTCTTCAGCGGACCTTGAAAACGCACTGGCCACGAGTTAAGCCCATGCCCACGGAATTTCCTGACGGTGCAGAGGTGTACCGCGAGGAGTATTTCCGTGGGCTGCGGCCCGACCCAGATGTCTGGATCGATCAGTGGGCCGATGAGTACATGCGGATTCCGCGTGACACCGGCGCCGCTGAGCCCGGCAAGTACCGCACCGCGCGTACGCCGTATGCCCGCGAGCCCATGCGCTGCCTGTCGCCGGCTCACCCCTGCAAACGCGTTGTCACCATGGTGGCCTCGCAGTTGATGAAAACGCAGATTGCCTTGAACTGGATCGGCGGCCTGATCCACATGGCACCGTCGAACATCCTGACGCTGCTGCCAAGCCTCGGTCTGGCCAAGCGGGTGTCATCGCGGATCAGCAAGACGATCAAGGCCACACCGGTATTGCGTGAGCGTGTAGCGTCCAGCCGCTCGCGGGACTCGCGCAACACCATGGACACCAAGGAATTCGAGGGCGGTTCGTTGTACGTCACGACTGCCGGTTCGGCGGCCAACCTGGCCGAGCTGTCGGCACGCTACGTGTACGGCGATGAGATCGACCGCTGGGAAGTGGACATCGGAGAAGAGGGTGACCCCATTGAGTTGGCTGAAACCCGGGGCAGTACCTTCGGCCGTAACGCCAAGTTTTACTTCTCCAGCTCACCGACGATCAAGGGCGCATCACGGATCAACGATCTGTTCGAGGGTAGCGACCAGCGTTACTACTACGTCCCGTGCCCGAGCTGCGGACACATGCAGACCCTGGAGTGGGAGCGGCTGCATTACTCGAAAGATTACAGCGTCGTGCATTACCAATGCGCCGGAGCTGATTGTGACGTCCTGATTGAGGAGTACCACAAGGGTGAGATGCTTGCTAAAGGCGAGTGGCGTGCTCACGCCGAGGGCGACGGTGAGACGATCGGCTTTCACCTCAATGCGCTTTACTCGCCGCTGGGGTGGATGGACTGGAAGTCACTGGCCAAGCAATTTGAGAAAGCAAAAAAGGCCCAGGCCAAAGGCGATCTTGAACCGATGCAGGTGTTCTACAACACCCGTCTGGCCAAGGTCTGGGATGCGGCCCAAGAGCAAACCAAAGCCGACGTGCTGAGGCAGCGCGCACGGTTGGAGTCCTTCACCCTCGGCTCGCTGCCAGCGGCGGTGCTTATGATCACTGGCTCCGTAGACGTTCAGGCCAACCGCCTGGAGTTCATGGCGATGGGCTGGGGCGTTGGCATGGAGCGCTGGGTTGTCGACTTCCAAGTGGTATCTGGGGATCCCTCCGACGAACGCACCTGGGCGGCCTTGGACGAATTGCTCAAGGCCAAATACCGTCATCCGTGCGGTGTCGGCTTGGGCATTCTGGCGGTCGCCGTCGACTCCGGTGGTCACCACACCGATGAGGTCTACCAGTTCTGCCGCGTGCGCCGCTGGCGCAATGTGTTCGCCATCAAGGGTGCAAGCAAACCCGGTAAGCCGGTGATTGCTCAGCGCCCGTCGATGGTCGACGTAACCTGGAAGGGGCAGACCGAACGCAACGGTGCCGAGCTGTGGTTTGTTGGTACCGACACTGCCAAGGACTGGATCTACAACCGCTACCCGTTTGAATCCGGCCCGGGTGCACTGCACTTTGCCAATGACCTTCCGGACGACTTCTTCGACCAGTGTGTCGCAGAACGCAAAGTCGCGCGCTACATACGCGGCCACAAGCGCATCGAATGGGTCAAGGGCAAGGCCGAGCGCAACGAAGCGCTCGACCTGATGGTGTATTGCCTGGCCATGGCGCATTACCTGGGCCTCAACCGTTACAAGGAACACGACTGGGAGCGCGTGCGTCAGTCTCTGGCGCAGTCGGGGCTGTTCGACGACGCATTGGGCATCAAGCCCGTTCAAGGCGAGCGCGTCACCGCACCCGCAACGCCAACTGCTGTACCGCAATTGTCTCCGCAACCAACTGCTCCGGTCGTGCAAGCGCGACCGGCAGCATCGCCACCTCAACGCCGCAGCTCCACCAGCGGTTACCTGAAGAGACGCTGATATGTCCTTTACCCAAAAGCACCTCGAAGCGGTTGAGGCGGCTATCGCACGCGGTGAAAAAGTCGTGCGCTACACCGACCGTACCGTGGAGTACCGCACCGTCGACGAACTGCTCAAGGCTCGCGAGGAAATCCGCTCCTCTCTGATCAATGCTGCCGGGCCACGCTCGCGGGTGGTTCGGTTGTACCACGGAGGAAAAGGACTCTAATGGCCCGTTACTATCCGACGCTCACCCGTAACGGATTCGTGTTGCCGTCGAACATCAAGGCCAGTTACGAAGGCGCCGGAGAGGGCCGCCGATCCACTGGCTGGGATGCTCCCGACAACGGGATCAACAGCATAAACACCCCGGCCTTACGCAACTTGCGTTCGCGTTCTCGGGCAGCGGTTCGCAATGACCCGTATGCCTACAATGTGATCGACAAACGCGTCAGCAACCTGATCGGCACCGGCATCACGCCGCGACCGAAAACCGACGACGAGGCCCTACGCAAACTACTGCAGGAACTCTGGGACGATTGGGTCGATGAATCGGACGCCGATGAGCGCACCGACTTCAACGGTCAGCAGGCGCTGGTGGCCCGCACGGTGGAAACTTCGGGCGAATGTTTTATTCGGCTCCGACCTCGCGGTCTGGACGAAGGCCTGGCGGTGCCCTTGCAGTTGCAGATCCTGGCGCCGGAGTTCGTCCCACACGACAAGTTCGAGACCACCAAAACCGGCAACCTCATCCGCGCAGGCATCGAGTTCACCCCAGGCGGCAAGCGGGTGGCGTACTGGATGTACCTGTCGCATCCGCGCGACGCCTCATCGCTGAACGCCGGTTACAACCAACTGGTGCGGGTGCCGGCCGCACAGGTACTGCACATCTTTGAACCGGTCGAGCCGGGCCAACTGCGCGGCGTGCCGCGCTTGTCGCCGGTGCTAAAGCGCCTGCGCAGTCTCGACAACTACGACGACGCGGTGTTGTTTCGTCAGGAAGTGGCCAACCTGTTCGCCGGATTCATCAGCCGTCCGGCACCGGATAATGTTCAGACGCCGAGGGACCCGGTCACCGGCCAGCCACTGATCACCGATCGTGACGGCTTCACCCCGATGGTCGCGCTGGAGCCCGGCACCATGCAGGAGCTGGGGCCCGGTGAAGAGGTCGAATTCTCCAAGCCGCCGGACGCGGGAAACAACTATCCGGACTTCATGCGGCAGCAACTAATGGCAGCGGCAGCGGGAACGGGGACGCCTTACGAGATCCTCACCGGTGACATGCGTGAGGTCAACGACCGGGCATTGCGGGTGGTGCTCAACGAGTTTCGGCGCCGCCTGGAGCAACTGCAATTTGGCGTTTACGTGCACCAGCTCTGCCGCCCAGTACGGGCCGCATGGATGGACATGGCGGTGTTATCGGGTGTCCTGGTGCTGGACGACTACACCCAACGGCGCCGTGAATACCTGCGTACCCGGTGGGTGCCACAAGGCTGGGCCTACATCCAGCCCGTGCAGGACGTTCAGGCGCGGCGGATGGAAGTTCAGGCCGGCTTCGCTTCACGCAGCGAGATGGTGCTGCGCACCGGCTACGACGCAGAAACGGTCGATGCGGAAAACGCCGCTGACCTGGCCCGGGCCACCACCCTTGGCCTCAATTACAACACTCTCGACGCCGTCGTCACCAACGACGACAAGGAACAACCATGAGCAAAAAAGCACGACCGCGCGTTTACAACCGGGCCGGCAAGCAGGTGCCGGTGCAGGACAAAACCTGGTACGCCGTGCACGCCAGCGGCGAAGCCGCCGAGCGCGTGATCGAAGTCTTCGTCTACGGCGAGATCGGCGGTTGGGGCATCACCGCGAATCAGTTTGTGCAGGATCTGCGCGCAATGGATGACGGTGTCTCGCCCGTGATCGCCGCCTTCAACAGCATCGGCGGTGATCTGTTCGACGGTCTGGCCATGCACAACGCGCTGTCACGCTTGGGCGAGCGCTGCACCGGGCGGGTGGACGCGTTGGCTGCCAGTGCCGCGAGTGTCGCCGTGTGTGGCGCTCACCGCGTGGTGATCGCCTCCAACGCCATGCTGATGATCCACAACCCATGGACGTATGCGGCGGGGGATGCCGAAGACTTTCGCAAGGTGGCCGATGTGCTCGATCAGACCATGGAGGCGATCATCGCTGCCTACAAGGCCAAGGCGCCGGACATCGATGAGGTCGAGTTGCGGCGCTTGGTCGCCGCTGAAACCTGGCTGACCGCCAATGAGGCTGTGGCGCTGGGCCTGGCCGATGAGGTCGGCGACGGCGTCACGGTCAAGGCCTGCCTAGGCCAGGGCGCTGTGTTGCAGCGATACCAGCACGCACCGGCCGAGTTGCTGGCCCAGCTAGACGAGCCACCCGAGACGGATCCCGACGCGGAGCTCGACAAGCTGCCACCGGCTCCAACGGTGGTCGATTCAGCCAAGTTGGCCGTGATGATCACCCAGCGCTGCGCCGAAGCGGGCATCAGTAATCTAGTCGAGCCGCTGCTCAGCTCGACCAAGCTCGAAAGCGAAGCAATCGTCCAGGCTGGCCTGGCCCGTGCCAAGGCGGTGAATGACTTGTGTGTCGCAGCTCGGCTGCCCGAGTTCAGCGTCGAATACGTCGCTGCTGGCCTGGACGTTGCGGCGGTGCGGGCACGTCTATTCGACAAGATCGTCAGCAGCGGCAAGGGGTTTGAGATCGACAACAGCCTGCCGCTGGATGAAGACCTGGTGCCTAAGGTGCAGGCCAAACAACCCGATCCCAACTCGATCTGGGCCGCTCGACAAGCAGCCCAATCCGGAACTGCGCGCGGCGCGAAAGGAGCAAGACCATGACCATCCAAAAAGAACCGATCCACGCCGGTGAGTTCCTGCTGTCTGAAGGCGCGGGAAACATCTCACGTGAATCCATCAACGTTGCTGCCGGCCCCGCGCTGTATCCGGGCCAGATCCTCGGTCTGGTGACGGCTTCCGGTCATTTTGCGCCGTATTCCCCGGCGGCTGAAGACGGCAGTCAGACGGCTGTCGCCATTCTCTTCGGCCCGCTGGGCGAGTCCGATGTGGTCCGCCGTGGTCGTGCTGTGGTTCGGCTGGCTGAGGTCAGCGAAGTGCATCTGACGGGGCTCGACCTCGATGCCGAAAAGGCGCTGGCCTCTCACTTTCTGATCGTCCGTTAAGCCGGTCAGCCCTGTTTACGCACCCCGCCTTGAGCGGGGTTTTTCATTTCTGGAGAGTACCCATGGCCGATATCGCCATTTTTGACGACGAAGCGTTCACCGTTACTGCGCTCACCGCTGCACTCAACGATCAACCCTACCTGCCAGGTCGCATCAGTGCCCTGGGTTTGTTCCGCGAGGAAGGGGTCACCACCCTGACCGTGCAGATCGAGAAAGACGGCGACAGCCTGGCACTGGTTCCGGCGGGTGAACGGGGCGGTTCTGGCCTGGTCGTCGCAGCCAGCAAACGCAATCTGATTCCGTTCAATACCGTGCACCTGCCGGAACGCTTCACCATCAAGGCCGACGAGATCCAAGGTATTCGCGCCTTCGGCACCCGCACCGAACTGCAGGCGGTACAGGACGTGGTCAACACCCGGCTGGCCAAGGCGCGCCGTCAGTTGGACGCCACGCACGAGTTTCAGCGCATGGGCGCACTCAATGGCTTGATCCTCGATGCCGATGGATCGACGGTGCTGTTGAACCTTTATGATCGCTTCGGTGTGGAGCGTCAGCACCTGTCCATGGGGTTGGCCGATCAAGGCACTGAGCTGCGGGTGAAATGTGGCGAAGCGCTGGATATGCAGGAGGAGGCGCTGGGTAGTGTGACCAGCACCAGTTCCCGCGCCTTCTGCGGTAAGAACTTCTGGAACAAGCTGATGGTTCACAAGACGGTCAAGGAAACCTACCTCAACAGTCAGCAAGCAGCGGCGTTACGCGGTGATGCCCGGGAAAGCTTCGAATTCGGCGGCATTATCTGGGAACGTTACCGTGGCAAAGTCGCCGGCGTGTCGTTCGTCCACGACGACAAGGCGTTGCTTGTTCCTGAAGGTGTACCGGATCTGTACATCTCAGTGTTTGCTCCAGCGGACTACATGGAAACGGTCAACACCCAGGGCATTCCGTACTACAGCATGATCGAGCCGCTGCCGTTCAACAAAGGCATGGCCGGCGAAGCCCAGTCCAACCCGCTGCACCTGTGCACGCGTCCCCGCGCACAGATCTTGTTGGAGCTCTGACCGTGGGCTTCCGCGATCTGATCGCCGAGGTCGACGCGGTGGTGTTCGAAACCTTGGGTGACACCGCTCAGATCGAAGGTCGTGATGAGCCAGTGCTCGGCATGTTCTCCGCGCCTTGGCTGCAGCCGAAGATCGGCAAGCTCAACACCGGTTTGCGTGAGCCCCGGTTTGAGATTCGCGTCAGCGACTCTCACGGACTGGAGCAGGGCATGCTGGTCACCATCGATCTGCCTGCACTGGATGGCGGCGGTGAGTACGACCTGCTGCAACTGGAGCCGAGCGGTGACGGCCTGGTCGCTCTGATCCTGAGGATGCGCGCATGAGTGTTGGCAGCTACTTCAAATCGTCGGCCGGTGGCGGGATGCTCTCCATCCAGTCCTCGGATGCCGACCTGCAAGCGTTCGAGGACTTTGCCAAGCTGGTGCCGAAAGCAGCCGCTGCAGCTCAGCGTCGGGCTATTAACAAAACGTTGG